ATAATGGTATGGATGCAGTAATTACAAGATCAGTTACATTTCAAGGTACAGGAGCATTAACTAGAGGTACTGTCTAATAAGACTTTATGAAGTTAATAGATTCTGCAAAATCTCATTTTGAGTCTCTAGGTGTTCAACACATAGAAGTAGAAGAATGGAAAGACGAAGCTGGTAATCCAAGTGTAATATATTGGACTCCAATTACTTTATCTGAAAAAAATAAGCTTTTTAGAAAGTCTGACAATCTTAATGATGTTAGTATCCTTGCTGATATTTTAGTAATGAAAGCAATAGATAAAGATGGCAACAAAATATTTACTTTAGAAGATAAACTTGCTTTGATGCACAAAGTAGATTCCGATGTATTGTCTAGGATAGCAACTGCTATGGTACAAGCTATCAATCCTGAACAGGTAAAAAAAAACTAAAATCTGACCCTCAATTAAAGAATTGTTTTATCTTAGCCGATAGATTAAAAATATCTCTAAGAGATGTTTTACAAATGGAAGAATGGGAGTATAACCATTGGCTAGGCTATCTTTTATTAGAACAAGAAGAACACACAATGGCTATGAATAAAACAAGGCACAAATAATGGCACAAAATTTAGTATTAAATATATTAGCAAAAGATAAAACTAAACAAGCTTTTAATGGTGTCAGGGCTGGATTAACAAATTTAAGAAGTGCAGTATTTTCTGTTCAATCAGCAATAATAGGTATTGGTGGTGGACTTGCTGTTAAATCAATTTTAAATGTAGGCTCAACTGTTGAACAACTTAGATTAAGATTTGCTTTCTTATTTAAAGGTGTAAAAGAGGGAGATAAAGCTTTTCAAGGATTAATTGATTTTGCAAGTAGAGTACCTTTTTCACTAGAGGAAATTCAAGCTGGTGCTGGAAACTTAGCAGTTGTTACAAAAAACGCAGAAGAACTAAATGAAATTTTAAAAATTACAGGTAATGTTGCATCAGTTACAGGATTAGATTTTAGAACAACAGCAGAACAAATACAAAGATCATTTTCTTCAGGTATAGGTAGTGCAGATTTATTTAGAGAAAGAGGTGTTAGAGCATTATTAGGATTTAAGGCTGGAGTACAGGTTACAACAGAAGAAACAAAAAAAAGATTTAGAGAATTATTTGGAGAGGGTGGAGAGTTTGAAAAAGCTACTGAAGTTCTATCAACTTCATTTACAGGTACATTATCAATGTTATCTGACAAATTATTTAAGTTTAGATTAGATACAGCACAAGCTGGTTTTTTTGATTTTGTAAAACAAGGTTTAGCAGAGTTTAATAAATTACTAGAGAAAAACTCTGAACAACTTGCTTTGTTTGGTGCTAAATTAAGTGCTGGTTTGATTGAAGCAACTAAAACAATTATTCTAACAGGTGCAAGTATTATACAAGCATTAACACCTGTATTTAGTTTTATCGGTAAATCAATAAGTAATTTATTTGCAGTATTTAGAGACTTACCACAGGGTGTCCAAACTTTTGGACTTATAGGTTTCTTAATGTTAGGCAGATTAGGTAAAGGTGTTGTTTTAATTATTGGTGGAGCATTTGATGAAATTAGAAGTATTTTAGGAGACTTAACAAATGCTTATGCTTTCTTTTTAGAAAAGATAGCTAATGGATTAGACAAACTTGGTGTCTTTAAAGATAAAGTAGAAAATTTAAGAAATGTTGTAGATGATTTTAGAAGTTCAGCAGAAAAATTAAAAACTCCTTTTAAAATATTACAAGACGAAACATCTAAATCTACAAAAGAATTAGATGGCTTTATTGGTAAAATGGAAGAATTTTTGAATGGATTAGAAGCAAAAGCTTTAATATCAAGAAAACAGGTTGAAGAAATACTTAATAAATTAAAAGGCTCTACTGAAGAAACTAAAAAACTTGGAGTAGAATTTACTAAAATTAAAGACAATGTATTAACAGCATTTAAAAAAGACTTTGAATCTATAAATGAAACTCTAGGTAAAATGGCTCAAAGTGGTATCAAAGCATTTTCAAGAGGATTAGCTGAATCATTAATTTTAGGTAAAGAATTAAATATGACTATGAAAGAAATAGCACAAAAACTTTTAGTAGATATTGTAGCATTTACAATTCAAATTGTAATTCAAGAAACAATTAGAAACGCACTTAAAAAAGAACAAGTGACAGCAGAAGAAAAAATTACAAATGAGTTAAGATCACAAACTACTGAAATGAAAAGACAAGCTATATTAAGTTTATTTACAGGTGGGTCAGGTGGAAGTGGATTACCTTTTATGGCTAATGGTGGAGCAGTATCAAAAGGTAAGCCTGTTGTTGTTGGAGAAAGAGGTGCTGAATTATTTATACCAAACTCATCAGGTCAAATAACACAATCAGCTAGAGGTACAGGTGGTGGTGCAGTTAATGTAAACTTTACAATTAATACTATAGATTCAAGAGGATTTGACCAAGCACTTGTTGAAAACAGAGGTACAATATCATCTATTATTAATAATGCTTTAGCTGAAAAAGGTAGAGGAGAGTTAATATAATGGCTGGTGCTTTTCCAATATCAACTGCTAAATTTGAATCTTTAGGTATTTCATCAACACAAGATACTTTAATTTCAAAATCTATATCAGGTAAAAAATTATCAAGACAGGTTGGTAATCAAAGATTTAGTTTTACAGCTAGAATAATTACAGCAAAAAGATCAGATGTTTATGGAGAACTTATGGCTTTTATTATGAAGCAAAGATCACAAAAAGAAAACTTTACAATTATTCCACCTGAAATAGAAGATGCTAGAGGTAATGTAAGTGGAACAGTATTAGTTAATGGTGTCCACGCAGTAGGAGATACAACTATTGCAGTTGATGGCAT